TACCACCAACTCTATAGGGTTTCGGATGAATGGGTGCAAGCCAGAATCAAGGAGGCCCAGAAGACCGGTTATGTCGAATTGGCATTTGGGCTTAGGCTCAGAACGCCTATGCTGCCCCAGGTGATCCTGGAAAGTGAAGCCCTTCCCTACCAGGTGCATAAGGAAATCAAGACAGCAGGGAACGCCCTGGGTCAATCCTACGGGCTCCTGAACAGCAACTCTGCGAATCTTTTCATGCAGCGGGTATGGAAATCAGAGTACGCCACATCGGTATTACCGATCTCCCAGATCCACGATTCGCAGTACTACATGATCCGCAACAATTTAGGCTGCCTGAAATGGGTTAACGATAATTTAATCCAATGCATGAAATGGAATAAGCTGCCGGCCATCCAGCACCCGGTAGTGAAACTGGAAGCTTCGCTGGAGTTGTATTATCCGGACTGGTCACAGCCCATCTCGATTCCCAACAAGCTGTCCCTCGACAAGCTCGGGAAACATCTCAAGTTCGAACTGACCAAGCGTTCAGCCGGGTAACCGGCTCCGCCGAGTCTTTGCCACCCTCACCAGGAGTAGCTATGTATACCAATCGCGGAAACATATCGCTGATTGTCGCGGTATGGCTCGCAGCCGAGGACACCTACGACCTCGTTTACCACCCCAATGTGTTCTCCGTGACGGAGATCCTGAAGCCACTGAGAAGTGTGGTGCTCACCCGGCAAATTGCTGCAGCCAAAGGTGAATCAGCCATCGACATCATGGATATTCTCCCCGCTCAGCTGGGTCACGCAGTGCACACCGCCATCGAGGAGGCATGGCTGGGCAATTACAAGCAAGCCATGAAGAACATGGGCATTCCCGATTCAGTGATTGACCATGTGCATCTCAATGCCGAGAAAGAAGATGACCCGGATGGGATCTACATCTACATGGAGAAACGCACCGTGAAGGAGATCAACGGGGTATTTCTCTCCGGGAAATTCGACGTGGTCGACCAGGGGCGGGTGAAGGACATCAAAAATACCAAGACCTACAACTGGATCAAGGGAACCAATGATGAGAAGTATGCACTGCAGGGTTCCATGTATCGCTGGCTCAATCCAGACATCATCAAGGACGACAACATGGACGTCGAGATGATCTTCAACGATTGGAGCCAGTTCAAAGCCATGGTGGATAAGCAGTATCCCCAGAAAGCCATCATGACCCGGACTCTTCCATTGCTGGATCCAGGCAAGACCGAAGCTTTCATCATTCAGACCATCGGCAAAATTCTCAAATATGCCGATGCCAAGCAATCAGAGCTGCCCAGGTGCACACCGGAAGAGCTGTGGATGGATCCACCCAAGTGGGCCTATTACAAAGATCGAACCAAAACAGTACGGGCCACCAAACTGTTCAGTACCGAGGAAGAAGCCTTCATCCAGAAGGCCAAGGACGGTAATACCGGCATGGTGGTGAAGCGCGAGATGAAACCAAAATTCTGCGAATACTGTGCTGCCCGGGGTATCTGCCTGCAAGCAGATGAATACGTCAAAGCTGGCTTACTGGAACTCTGAGGAAACCAAAAATGAGTATGGAAAAATACCAGAATATGCCGTTCTACCCGACCATGGAAAAGGTCGTCGATATCCTCAGAAAGAAAACCCAAAACGATGACCCCGTGTTCTTCAGACTGGTGGTTTCCTATTTCTTCTCCAAGATCGCATCGATGATGCGGACCCAAGTCGAAATAGGTGACGAGCAACTGGTTCCAGTGAACATGTATGGCATCAACCTGGCTCCTTCTGGATCAGGTAAGGGCCACTCCATCACCATCATCGAAGATGAAATCATCGCTGCCTTCAGACAGCGTTTCCTGGAAGTCACATTTCCCGCGGTAGCCGAAGAGAAAATCCGCAAGCTAGCCAACAAGCGTGCTGTCAGGGACGGCTCTGATCCAGAAGAAGAATACGACCGGGCGATATTGGAATTCGAAGAGCTGGGAACCCTGCTGTTCAGTTTCGATTCCGCCACCTCAGCAGCCCTGAAGCAAATGCGTACCAAGTTGCTGATGGCTGGAGCCGGCTCCATGAATCTGGAGATCGATGAAATCGGTTCCAACATGACCGGCAACAAGGAAGTACTGATCAATTATCTCGAGTTATTCGACACCGGCCGCATCAAGCAAAAGCTGGTGAAGAACACCCGGGATAATGTGCGCTCAGAGGATCTGTTCGGTCGCACACCCACCAATATGCTGCTGTTCGGTACTCCTACCAAACTGCTCAATGGGTCGAAGACCGAGGAAGAATTCTACGAGATGATGGAAATTGGTTACGCCAGACGTTGCTTCTTTGGTTTCTCCCGGCATCGTCAGGCCAATGACAGCCAGACACCACAGGACATGTACGACCTGTACCACGATCCACGCAGTACCAAATTCCTCATGCAGTTGAATGACCAGCTGGGTCTGCTGGCAGATCCAACCAATTTCAACCAGACCATCAAGATGAAGCAGGACGTGTTAATGGCGCTGTATGAATATCGCATTCAGTGCCAGCATGCTGCCAACCAGATCTCTGAATTTGAGGAGTTACGCAAATCAGAACTCAGCCATCGGTACTTCAAGGTGGCCAAGCTGGCAGCCGTGTATGCCTTCATCGACAAGTCTGTGTATATCCGCATGGATCACCTGCAAAACGCCATCGCCATGGCAGAAGAATCGGGTGTCGCTCTGATCAACCTGCTGAACCGTGACAAGGCCTACGTCAAGCTGGCTAATTACATCTGCAGTCTGGGCAAGGAGCTCACCCAGGCAGACCTCACTGAGGATCTGCCGTTCTACCGTGGCAGTGAGCAAACCAGGAAAGACATGCTCAATTTAGCCATTGCCCATGGGTACAAAAACGGCATGTACATTCGCTCAGAAATCACCGATGGAATCCAGTTTCTCAGTGGCAAGAAAGCCGAGGAAACCAATCTGGATAAGATCATCATTTCGTATGGCCAGCAGCTCGCTGAAGGTTACATCAATGAACGGGCACGCTGGGCCAAACTGTGTGGACTGGTGACCATTGATAACTATCACTGGGTCAACCATCACCTCAAGGAGGGCTACCGGGATGATGCTCACGTTATACCGGGATGCAACCTCATCGTACTCGATGTGGAGAACAGCATTAAGCTCGACACAGCTCAGCTGCTACTGCGTAATTACACCTGGCTCATGCATACCAGCAAGCGACACACGGAAGCAGAGCACCGCTTCAGAATCATCATGCCTCTCTCCCACCATGTCGAACTCAATGATCGGGACTTCAAGGATTTCATGAAGAACATCTTTGACTGGTTGCCATTCGATGTGGACACCCAGACCGGTCAGAGGGCCCGTAAATGGATGACCTGTAAGAGCAACCACTGGTACAACCATGGTGAGCTGCTGGATACCCTGCAATTTGTTCCCAAGACCAAGAAGGCTGAAGAACACAAGCAGATGATATCCACCCAGACCAACCTCACCAATCTGGAGAAGTGGTTTGTCAATGCAGCTGATGCAGGGAACCGCAATGTCAAGCTGATGAACTACGCCTACATGCTGATCGAGGCTGGTTATGAACTGGATGTCATCAGCAGCAAGATTCTCAGTCTCAATTCCCGCTTACAGGAACCACTGGAAGAGTCTGAAATCATGTCCACCATCCTGGTCACCACCAGCCGGAAAATATATGAAAGAGGAGGCAAGCCTTGAGCCAGATCAATAACAACCTGGTGCTCATCGTGGGTAAGGCAGCCAGTGGTAAATCCGCTGGATTGCGTAACCTGCGTGATCCCAGGGGCGTGATCTTCATGAACTGTGAATCCGGCAAAGAGTTGCCATTCAATTCCAAATTCAGGGAATTAGTGGTCACTGATCCGTATCAGGTGCACTCCGCATTTGAACAGTCAGAAGAGCATGAAAATATCCACACCATGGTGATCGATACCCTCACCTTCCTGATGGATATGTTCGAGAGCACCAAGGTACTCACCTCGCCCAATACCATGAAGGCCTGGGGCGATTACGCCCAGTTCTTCAGGAAACTGATGCAGGTACATGTCGCCAACTCCACCAAGAATGTGGTGATGATGGCTCATACAATGGACGTCCTGAACGAAGGTGAAGGCGTCATGGAAACCCTGGTGAAGGTGAAAGGTTCACTGATGAACCAGGGCATTGAAGCATTTTTCTGCAACGTCATTGCTGCCAAGAAAATGTCCCTCAACAAGCTGGAGAAATATCACAACAAATACCTCAACATCACTGATGAGGAAGCTGCGCTGGGTTTCAAATATGTATTCCAGACCAAGCTCACGAAGGAAACTGTGAACGAAAGGATCAGAGGGCCTTTAGGGTTGTGGAGTACCAACGAAACATTCATCGACAATGACGTACAACTGGTGCTGGATAAATTGCAGGAGTACTACGGTCAGGAGAAGTGAATATCTCTGCACTAAAAAATACCATTAGTTCCTTTCCACTCACTAAGAGGAAGTAAGTTATGTCAATTAAAGGATTGTCTGTTGATGCAGACGTCGAAACACCAAATGCCGACACCCTGGGTGGAGGCTTTACCAAACCTACCGGACTGTACGGTTGCATCGTGGATCTGGCCTACCTGAGCAAAGCTGCCAGTGGAGCCATGGCGCTCAACCTGCACCTCAAGGTGGCTTCCGATAAGTCCATCATCCGGCAGACCCTGTATGTCACCACGGGTGACAGTAAGGGCAACCGGAACTATTACACCACTGCAGAAGGCAAGAAGAAGTTGCTTGCCGGGATGGCTCTGGGTGATCTGATCTCCACCATCACCACGGGTAAATCCCTGAGTGATCTGACCGCGGAAGAAAAGACCGTCAATCTGTACGACTTCACCGCGCAGGCTGAGAAGCCTACCAAAGTGGAAGCACTGACGGAAATGATCGGCAAGCCAATACTGGTTGGATTGCACAAAGTGCGAACCAATAAAGTAACCAAGGATGGCAAGGGTGGGTATAACACCCTGGCTGATGAGAAGTTCATCAATGAGATCGACAAGGTGTTCCATCCGGACGGAGCATCGGTCACTGAGAAGAAAGCCAAAAGCCCAGCGCTGTTCCATAAGTCCTGGCAGGACAAGTACGATGCTGATTTCGTGCGGGAAGATTACAAGGCGGTAGCAGCCACCAAGATCGACTCCCTGACCGAAGCGGAAGCACCGGTATCCAGCGACCTGTTCAGCTGAGCACATGGCTGTCTATCTCGGGGTAGACCCAGGAGCACAGGGTTGCCTGTGCTTCCTGGACCGAAGCAAGAACATAATTCTCTTTCTGGATACACCAGGAGTGGGTTTCTCTCCTAGTGAGCTCAGACAGGGAATTCTGGAAATACACCAAAGCGATCCAATCCAGATGATCGGTATTGAAGATGTACATGCCATTCATGGGACATCCTCTGGAAGCAATTTCCAGTTTGGCTATAATGTAGGCCTTCTCCACGGTATCCTCAGAACCACTGGTATAGGTCTCGATCTGGTCACTCCGAAAGTCTGGCAAAAGTCCGCAGGTGTCCCTTCTATTGGTTTAACCGGCAAGGCACATAAGCGTTCCATCGCTGAAACTGCCATCCGGCTCTACCCTCAGGCCAATCTGTTTGGACCCAAGGGTGGATTACTGGACGGCAAGGCAGATTCACTGCTGATTGCACATCATCTGGCTATAAAGTACGGGAGCAAATCTTGAAGAAAATCCGACCCAGACGTCGCGCGTTTGAGAAAGGCAGATCCGCGGGACAACCCAAGTTTGATGACGGAGATCAAATCGGTGATTTCAAGGTAGTTTTCTACCAAGGTCACTCAGACGTCAACAAACGCAACAGCCGGATCATGGACAAGCCCCAGCACTGGTACCGCTGCATCTGCAAATGCGGTACCTATGAGAGCCGTAGCCAGCAGGAACTGGTGGACAAACGCCGGGAACAGAAGTGCCGTAAAT